TCGTCATGCTCGTAGCACATTTCATACCAGCCTTCGGGGGTATAATACTCGTCATTTTCTTCACAACGCTCCGCGAAATCCTCATCGTTTTGTTCGGTGTATCGCGGGATGTAGCGCGCAATCTGGCGTCTCCATTTCCCGGACGGTTCCATTTTGGTAGCGACAAGCCACGGCTCCCCATTCCTCGCCTCGTCATCAATCTCCCGCCAGGGCGAGACGATCATGGCGGCGAGGCGGCGGTCGGTTTCTTCGCGGGGGTTCGGGGTGAGAAACATTCCTGTGCTGCGGGTGTGGAAGTGGATCAACTTCCGCAGCGCATCCCGCCGCACGGTTACTAATTCGGTCATGGCGTGCTGTTCCTGATCTCACGAGCAATCAAGTCGCAGGCTGTCTCGAATGCGCCTGCGGGATATGACGGCAGGGTGGATGGGCACGCCACATTCTCCGCAATGATCGCGTGCCGTTCCCGTTGCGCTGCGAGATCGGTTTGCGCTGCGCCGAGTGCCGCCTCCAACTCCGCGATCCTGGCGCGGGCGGCGGTCAGTTCGGCGCGCATACCTTCCTCGTCCACGACAACTGTGCCCATGCCGTCGCCGGCTCCGACTGGTTTGTAATAGTGCTCGGTCATTCTCCACCGCCAAGGAAAGCGCCACGAGCGATGTCGATCATCGTGTCATACGCATGCTCAAAATCGGCGTTTCGGCCCTCATTGAACGACAATTCGTCCGTCGTTTTCTGCACCGCAATCTTGCTAAGTGCTATGCGGAACCGTTCAAGCAGGAGTTTGTCGGGGTCGGTCGGGTCATTCGGCATTCTTCGGCTCCTTCGCGCATAGGTGTTCGCGGATCAGGGCGGCGGACTCTTTGAACGTCATGCCTCTCGCCAGCCATCCGTGTGATAAATACGCATCGTTTTGCCGCAGCCGTTGATCGGATCGTTTTTCCGCGTCTACCGCCAACCGATCCAGTTCCGCCGCCAGTTCCTCGGGGGTCATTTCGCACCCCGCGCGGCTTCAACTGCGGCTAGGCCTTCCGCGATGTAGCGGCGGCAGTGGCAAGCCGGGACATTTTTCAAACAATTTCGATGAGACGGATGGAATACGTTGTCGCATAGGTGTTGCCGGTCTACGGCCTCGTAAAACACCTCCACCGGATCGGGCTTCGGTGGTGTCTGTGCGGCGGTGAGGGCGTCGATGGCGTCGAACATCTTAATTATAGCCCGCAAGCGTTCGTCAGTGAGGGGGTGGGTTATCCGCACCTCGCCAGCCGCAGCAATCACCGCATCCTTCAACGCCTGATGCGGGTCGGGGGGGATCGGGCAAACCGCACTAGGTTCGACGATGCTATAAGCGTTGTCGCCGGTCGCTATCATTGCGCCTCCGTGCCTCCCAGCGTGCAACACCCGCACCCCGATTATGCCGCCATCTTTCACTGTCATCGCACACTCTCCAACTCACACCGGGCGGACAGCACAAGCGCGCCGCTAACGGTCAGGTCATCGACAATCCCCGCGCGCGCGACCTCGCACATGTCGCGGTTCTGGTATGGCGCAGGGGGTGGGGTGATTAGGATCAGGCCGCGTAGGGCTATGAGGGTTAGGTGGAGGGTCATGCGGCCAACTCCCCAGCCAGGTCGCCGCCCCATTGCAGAGCCATCGCGCGGGCAACTCCGTCGAACGTGCGGGAGCGTTCGCGCCACCTGTTCGCGCTCGGCGGCATGCGGTGAACGCGGGCGGTGCGACCATCGACAACATCGGTCGGACGCAGCGGCATCAGGCCATGCAGCCAGAGGCATGTTGCTTTTGTCTCGCCATGGCCGAATTGCCACGGCTGGATAATCTGCGCCGGCTTCCGATACCCTGCGATGCGCTCTTTTGCGTGCCGGTGCATGATCGGGTTTTCGATGGCACGGCGCGGGACCGGCGCATTCCAGAGCGCGGAAAACAGATCGGCGGCGCGGTCCAGATCGGCCCACAAATTGCGCTCTGCCAGCCAGCGAACGCCGGAGTTGCATAGCCGGGTGCATGGCGGATGGAACACCGCGAGCAAATCCCAGCCGTCATGCAGCACATCGCGCACGTCGCCTACGATATGCTTGTTGCTGCCGTCCTCTGCCGGCAACAGGTCGCACGACCATGCATCATGGCCGAGGGCAGCGAATGCGCGGCGAACCACGCCGGAAAACTCGCAGCCGATGAGCACTTTTAATGGAACAGCCGCGCCAGCGCGGTGAGATGGTGGTGGCGCGGTCATGCCATCGCCTCCTTGACCGCGGCGCGGAAACGCTCGGCTTCCCGTTCCGCGTCCAGCACCAAGGCGGCAAGAGCGAATAGACGGTCGCGCAATGATCCTGGTGGCACCGTGGCGGCTGTTTCGGACAAGATCGCGGATGGTGGCTTGGCATCGGTCATGACAGCACCATGCGGGCAACGGACATGACCAGCGACACCATCACGCCAGCGGAGGCGCAGAGGGACGCGACAAACAGGCACCGCCAGAACGCCCGCTCGGCTTGCGTGATCGGCTTACGCCCGGCCGGATATCGATCGGTGATGCAACGGCGTGATGTGGATGTGGTGGATGAGGTAGCCATGTCGGTAGCCTCCATCGGGTTGATGGAGCATTGTTGGAGAAACCAGCAATTCGCGTCAAGCAAAAATGTTGGTAAAACCAGCAGGCGAAAATTTATTTTCTATCGGCGCATCCAACCGCCAACATTTTACGCTAGGCGTCGGGTGCTTTTTTGGTCCGGCGCCGCTTGGCGACCAGGGTTGGCGCCGATTCGGGCGGGGTGACGGCGCGGTAGTTTTCGAATCCCGGATTCGGCAGGGCTGAAAACGGCGTCGGCGCGATGCCTGGCCCGACCTTGAGGCGGAAAAAGACATGCATCGTAATCCACGCATCCTCTAGCGCGCCGTGATGAGCGCCAGCGCGCGGCATTCCAATGAGGCGTGCGAGATCGTCCAGCTTGCCGTTGGGCAGCGCAGGGTCACGTTGCGCCGCTCGCATGGTGCAGAATGTTTCCCGACCGCGCATCCCGACGCCGGCAAGACGCATCTCACGTTCGATGAATTTGAGATCGAATGCGACGTTGTGGCACACAACCAGCCTAGCGCGCTCAAATAGCTCGGCAATTTCCGCAGCACGGGCCGCGAACGGCTCCTGGAAAGACAATTCGTGATCGGTGTGGCCGTGCACTTTTTGCGCCATCGGGTGGCTAGATCGGCCGGGGTTGAACACAAAATGCGTCGGGGCGAAGTTCATATTCCGGCTGCCGTCCGGCTTTTGCTGCATGCTGTTGAGCATTACAGCGCCAAACGACACGACGCGATCGTCGTCCATCACGCCCGTCGTCTCGGTATCGAATACCAAAATTGGAAAATCTAGCCGGTCAAAGCTGCCCAATAGGCGCCGATTGGTATCCCGATCGATCGCCGGCCGGCGCGCATCCACACCCGAAGGCGCGATAATACGGCGCGTCCACACGGATGCATCCTCGCCCGGTTGAGGCATCGCCATCGGCCGCCGCACCCATGCAGCCGGTTGGGCAGATTTGGCCGTGCCTCCAAAGAGCCTGCGCAACCATTCAAACATGTTGCCTCCCTATGGCATGGCAACTCACCTATGCGCGCATCATACAAACGTCAACGCATCGTTAATATGATAAAGCGGAGTCCAGACAATAACTTACGACTCGATCATTCCGGCAGGAGTCTAAAACATGTTTTACGCAAGTTAACTTATTGCTTAGACTCCGTTTTTTTATTGTGACAAGGTTTTGCCGCGGTCACTTTGCGGAGCATCATCATGAGCAAGAGCACTCTTATCGACGAGATACGACCGGATAACGCGGGCAACCGTGTCCCGTTGGTTTTGGTTAAGTCTGGCCCAGTTTTGGAGGAGTTCGGCGCCCTCGCGGTCCTCCTCAGCATTACGCGGGAGCTGGACGCTCGCGCCGCCCGCGCCCGTTTCCAGGTAGTCCATAGTGACGTGATAAAACGACGCCATCCGCAAGAGTAGTTCGCGGCTGGGGTCATCCCTCCCGTTTTCGATGTTCGAGATATGCCCGTGGCTGGTTTCAAACTCAGCCGCGGCATCTTCCTGCGTCATGCCGGCTTTGCGGCGCAAAGCAAAAAGACGAGCGCCGCGCGGCGGCCGTTCGCGTTTGGGGGGTGTGGGTTCTTTTGTCATAGCCATAGGCTATTCGCGCGCAAAAAATAATGTGCTGGAAAACCCAACATTTCGCTTGACGCAGAATGCTGGTTTCTCCAACAATGCGGCATGGACACGAAAACAGTCATCGAAAAAGCGGGCGGCTTAACGAAGCTGTCGTCGCATCTCAACATCCACCATTCCACGGTGCACGGCTGGAAGCGCGTCCCTGCGCACCACGTCCTCAAGGTCTCGACCATCACCGGCATATCGCCGCACGAACTACGGCCGGACGTGTTCGCGCTGCCGGCGTGCGCGGTGCAGGTGCAGCAATGAGCGATTTCCTCGCCGGCATCGCTCTGCCTTTGGCGTCGGTCGCGTTCGCTATTGTGGTCGCCGCATTCTTCCATTCTCAACCCTCCCGCCACGGTGACGAGTGGGACCAGATAGAGCGTTCCCGCTCCGTCATGGTGGCCCCGTCGCCTTCGGCTCATGTGGTGGCGCCATGAAATCCATCATCGCTTCGCCTTTCGTCATGGTTGGCATGGCCTACTCCTTTGGGTTGGCGTGCTGGCGGCGTTCAAGTCTGTGTCTTTCGATCCGTATGAGTAACACGCTCACAATTTCCGCGATGGGTTGCAGCCCGTTGCGCGGCAGCTCGTGTTCCATGACCAGCAATATGGACCATGTGCGATGCGAACTTCCAGCAATGAAGATACGCGAAAGTTTCCAAATTCCATGATTACCGACGCCACCTATTGCGAGGCCACAACAAAGGCAATTCGCGCGGCATTTCCTTCCCGGCATGGCCGGAAAGACGTTGCCCGCCTGCTCGGTGTGTCCGCTCGCACGGTGTCGAATTGGTTTGACGGTTTGAACGCGCCGCGAGGCGCCGAATTGCTCCGGCTGATGCAGTCATCTGACGCAATCGCAGCGGAGATCAACGCGCTCATAGGGAACAAGGATGTTAACAATGATCATTGAAGCCGTCCCATGCATGCCGGGCTTTACTTATGGACGCGATGCGCTCGGGGTTGCGCACCTCGAAATCCGCCTGTTTTTGTTCCGCGTCCTGTTTATGCCCGGCTCCGCGATTGCGCACATGCGCAAGATGGATCGCACCCTGCGCCATGCGCGCGCACGGCTGGCGCCGCCGCCTGTGCGGGGGATTTAAGCCATGCGCCGTTGGCCGCAACTCCGCGAAGACGCACTGCGCAAGATGTATGAAATCGACGCCGTGCCGCGCGACGAAATCCTCGCGCGCCTCAACGCCATGCCAGGCGATGGTGTCTCGCTGCCCGCGCTGAAATGTAAGGTTAGTTCGTTGCGCCTGCGCCGGCCGCCGCATTTCGTCGCCGCATACACCCGCCCCGGCATGCGATGGACAGATCCGCGCCGTGTGGCTGTTGTCGTTGAAATGTGGCCCGCCGGCATCCCGCGCAAGATCATCGCCGATGCGGCGAACGCGCTGCCCGGCCCGACCGTGACGCCTCAAATGGTCAAGCACAAGGCCGGCGAACTGCGACTGCGCCGGCCGGCATGCTCACCCAAACCACGCAATCACGTGGTTATCGTTCGCACTGACGCTTGGACGCCAGCACGCAACGCCAAATTGCGCGAAATGGCAGCCGAGGGCCTGTCGCCATCGCAGGTGTTGCAGGTGCTCAACGGCATGGAAGGCGAGCACGTCACCGGCCGGATGCTGCGCCGCAAGCTGGAACGCTCCGGCCTCAAGCTCCGGCCGGAACTGCGACTGCCACGCCCGCGCATCGTCTCTCCGCCCGTTGGCCGCCCGGTCATCACGGCGCCGGTTGTGGTGCTGGACGAAGAACCGCTGCCCGACCTGGCGCCAAGCCCGGATGGTCTCGTTTACGCACCATTCAAGCACGTTCGCGGATGGTGCCGAGCGCGGGGGTTTGATTGCGACGGCACCGATATGGACCGCGTGAATAAGGTGCGCAGTTATTACGGTGTGCCGCCCTTTGTCATCGACTGGACGACCGGAGGTGCTCGCCATGCCACGCGTTAGCCCATTTGCGGACGAACATGCCGCCGCACGCCAACACCTGATGGACCAGTTGCACGCCGATCATTGGACGGTGGTTGGCTGGTGGAACGGATTTTTTGACGTGCGGCACGCATCCGGCATCAGCCCGGCCGCGCTGCAACGCGCATCGGATGTGAACGACGTGGTGGTGATGCACCGGGCTGGCCCGAACGGCCGCGCCACGATCGAAGCCCGCATTGCCGGCCCGCATTGGCGGAAATGGATGACGAAAGGAGGACTGAAATAATGCGCAGCGACCTGAATCCCAATCGACCAGCACTCAACAAATTCGAGTGGACCGAGGCCCGGCGCGCGTTGTTCGCGCTGATGTGGATGCGCGGCGATACGGCGCCGAAAATTGCGCAGGCCATCGGGTGCACGGAATGGCAGGCGGCGAAATACCGCGCGCGGACCGATCTGCCGCCACGCAAGGGCGCGATGCATCCATCCGCCCGGCGCGCGGCGATCCTTACGCCGCAAATCCAGAAATTGCGTGCGCAGGGGATGAGCCAGGCCGACATCGCCACCGCGCTGAACATCTCGAAGACAATGGTTTCCAATCGTTGCGGCTGCACCGCGCGGAGCACGTTCTCCCAGGTTGGTGTGCCCGACATTGGAACACCTGCATGGCAGCGCCGGCAGGCCGGTCCTGAGCCGCTCATGCCGTTTCACCCCATAGCGATGGGCGTGCTGATCGAAGCCCGCTCTATCGCGCTCTGACACCCGGCGCCGACACCTTCAACGATTGACGGCGGGCAGTCGCAACAGCGTTCCTCCCTAACCAACGTGAGCCGGGGCATTTCGACACTCACGCGGCATGGGCAAAGCGGTCGGCACCTCGGACATGGGACGAGGCGGTTAAGGCTAAGGGACGCTCCCGCCTATCCAGTTTTAGAGATCGGGCGATAGCCCGTTGCGCATCCGGCGCGCGACTGCCGGACGACACGCCTTCCGACACGTCACGCCACAGCAGGACACTGCACATTACCGCACTCCACGCCACCCCATACGCACCCGCACGGCCCGCGCCGGGTGTGTTCAACCAGCGGGCAAGCAATCCACCATCAGGAACCCACAAATGGCGATCTCTCTCGACAGCCTGCGCCGGGGCGGCGTGCCACAACCCGAGCGGCTCATCATCTATGGCCCGCATGGCGTCGGCAAAACGTCCATCGCGGCCGGCGCACCCAGCCCGGTCATCATCCAGACCGAGGACGGCCTCGGCATGCTGGACGTGCCGACGTTCGGCGTGTTGCGTGACTTTCGTGACGTGACCGCGGCGATTGGCGAACTGGCGAACGGCGATCACGACTTCCAGACCGTCATCGTGGATTCGCTCGATTGGTTGGAGCCGCTGATCTGGTCTTACACCTGCGAATTGCAGAAATGGAATTCCATCGAAGACGCCGGCTATGGCAAGGGCTACCTCGAAGCCGACAAGCACTGGCGACACTTTTTCGACGGCATGGATGCGCTGCGGACCAACCGTAACATGGGCATCATCCTGATTGCGCATACCGAGGTCAAAACATTCGAGCCGCCCGACAGCGCCGCTTATGACCGCTACCAGCCTAAGCTGCACAAGCGGGCCTCGGCATTGGCACAGGAAAACGCCGATGGCGTGTTCCTGGTCAACTACCGCGTCTCGCTCGTCAAAGACGACCCAAAGGACAAAGACAGCCGCCAGCGTGGCGTCGGGGCTGGGCAGCGCGTGCTCTACACCGAGGAGCGGCCGTCCCATCTCGCCAAAAACCGTTGGCGCATGCAGCCCGTCATCGCCCTACCGGACGACCCTGACCAGATGTGGCCGACCATCGCCGCTCAACTGCCGTTTCACAACCAACCAAAGGCCGCTTAATCATGGCAATGCTCCCAGGACATTTTGACGCCACGCAAGTTGAACCCAACGCGCCGCGCGATATCGTGCCGGCCGGCGATTACATCGCTCAGATCGTCAAGAGCGAGATGAACCCGACGAAAGACGGCACCGGCCAAATGCTCGTGCTGGAACTGGAAATCCTCGATGGCCCGCAGACCGGCCGGCATATCTGGGACCGGCTCAACCTCCGCAATAAAAACGCGACCGCCGAACAGATCGCGCAACAAACGCTTTCCGCGATCTGCCACGCGGTCAACGTGCTGTCAGTGCAGGACAGCGAGGCGCTGCATTTTAAGCCCATGATGGTCAAGGTCAACGTCCTTCCGGCCGGAACAGACTCGAGGGGCTATGAGCGCCGTGAGCCGCAGAACGAGGTGAAGGGCTACAAGCCGGCGCCGGGTGGTGCAGCGGCACCCGCTCAGC